CTTTCAGATATTCCATATCATCAAGCCTATCATCTAAGAAGTTGACTATCTCAGGAGATTTATAGTCATAAATTTTAGGAACTCGTATCTCGCCGCCGTTTCTAGTTTCTTGGAAGTCATAGGCATTTATTATGATATTCGCGGCATTCCTTGCTGCTGTCTCAGGGTCTTGCCCTCTGCTAACATATACCTGAGCCAACTTGAAAATTGATTCCTGTGTTGCAAAAACAGCTTCACTTCTTCCAAAGCCGCCTGTTCTTGATATGTAACCATCAGCAATGCCACCAATAACACTCTTTGACCAAGGGCCTAATTCCTCTTGGACGGCAGCATAAATCTCTGACTTTTCATAATCCAAGGATGAAATCGCCGTGTCTAAGGCTTTCTGGTCAATCTTTTGTGCATTAACAAGGTCTACACTTGCGGCAATGTCAGTAGAAAATAACGCTATATTTTCAGCATATGTCATTCCATTAGCCATCATTGAACGCAAAGCCATATCTTCATATGGTGTGTTTGCATATTGTCCAAGGAATTGAGTGTATATCTGCACAGCTTCTGCGCCATCTGCGGCATCAGCCTGTGCCTTAACATTAGCAAATTCCTGTTTTGAGAATGGTGATATTTGGGTTTCATCAAGGCCAAGCAGCTTTTGTTTTTCAATGCGCTCAGGGATAGACAACTCTCTATTTTCTACAGCCTCTAAATATGCAACAGGGTCAGCCGCAATAGCCTGACGCATAGCATCTACACGCTCAACAAGTTTCTTATAAACCGCCGCCCTTTCTGTCGTTGGGTTTGTATTAAGTTCTTCCCTAGCCAGTCTAAGCGCTTTATTAACATTTTGATTGGCAGTGATTTTTAACGGTTCAAATCGTGCATGTACCTGAATGCCTACATTCATGTCAGATTCAAATTGCTCTGCTGCGTCAGGCCGACCTAATTCTCTAAGTTCATCAGCTATCAGCGTAGATGCTTTATCAACCTCTCCTGTTAGCGATGCCTGAATAACAGCATTTGCTGCCTCGCTATTTAACTCAGCAATTCTTCCATTCTCAAGGAAGTTGATGCGCTCGTTAAATATGTTAGCTAGCTGCATTCCCTGTGATGCGTTTAGCCCCTTATATCTATTACTTGTTGTGTTAGCGTCTTTTTGTTTTTCCTTTAACTCAGCGAGGCCGATTGTTTCATCTTCAGTCATTAACAAGGCTTCTTTTTTGTAAACCTCAAACTCAAATGAGTTTTCGTCATACTTTATATTCAAGCCCTGCTCTCTTGCTGAATCAAGCAATCCCTTGACTTCCTTTTCCATGATAAGTTTCATGTCAGGGTCTTCGGTCTTAACATAATCAGATATATACATATCCAATGCCTGATTTGTAATATCAGTACGTTCAGCCTGTTGCTTTGTCCATACAGCCGTCCGACCAATACTAAACCTCTGTTGCATCTTACCATTCAAACGCAACTTAATATTTTGACGCTGAGATGGTGTTAAGCCGCCAAGGCCATCAATGTCTTGGTCGAGTCCCTGCTGAAACTCCCTAGCCCTAAAGTTAAATCCTTCAATAGTTCTAACGCCCGGATTTGCTATAAACTCATCCGCACGATTAGCATATTCAATTAACTTTTCGTTATAAACTCTGTCAGCTTCAGCCTTCTTTTCTGCCTCACCAAAACGAAATGCAATATTCCCTGCTTGTTCTGCTAGACCAGCCAAAGCACGACCTGGCGCTGTAAATGCACCAACATCTGCCCTCGGTGATAAACGCTGAGCCTCTAACGGCACTGCTGACCCCATTCCTTGATTATATAACGGTATCCTTGGCATGATTTATCCTACATCATTAGTGTGGCTGCTTTTTCGCCACCAGAAAGCAAAGATTGATAGGCTTGGGTTCTAAGTGAAGCGGCTCTAGCTCTGCCTTCTGCCCTTGCTAGGGTAGCTTCAGCCTCTGCTGCGGTTGCAGCAATGTCAGCCGCATACTGTATTTTTAGCGCATCCATCTCAGTGTTAAAGTAAGTGTCAGCTAAAGCCTGTAATGGGCTACCAGACATTTCAATGCCTGATGCGGCAGTAGCCACACGCTGGGTGGAAACTAAACGCTTTGATTGCCTACGAAGATTAGCCTCTTCCTCAACTTTCTGGCGAGCAACAAGAACAGCCTCGTTCTCACGAACCTTGGCGTTGTACTCAGCCGTTTGCCGAGCAGCTTTTGCAGCGGCTTGGTTGCCTTTGTATCCTAAGAATCCGCTAACAGCCGAAGCGCCAGCCGCGATGACTACTGGATTTACCATTACATCACCCTCGCCATTCTAAAATAGTTCGTACCGTCAGGGCCAAACTTTTTCATAACACCCTCTATCTCAAATCCTAGCCATTCAGCAAACTTAACAGATTGTCCGTCATTTGTATGCACACTTGCCTGAACACGCCACATAGCATTATCGTCCATTATAGTATCAAACAGCCTGTCTGTATATCTCGCAACGGTTATAGGCTTGTCATACGCATTCTTGGACATAACAAGCCAACCCTCGCCAACACCCTCCCACATCATATGAACACCACCGCAGACAATAATCTCATCGCCATCCATCAATGTATAACCATCAACATCAGACTTATTCTCAAATGCCTTTCTAGCAGACAACGGAAAGTCAAACATCGTTTCAATGTCCATTATATGCTGTGTCTCAAACTTAACTAAATCAAGCATCGAATGTATTAGACCTTCTCATAATAGCCGTGACTGTCATCGGCAATGGTTGTGTTTGCCGCACAACAATCCGCGCATCATTGTCATATCCTGATGGGAAGAATATTTCTTTATCGCCTGTGAAAATTGGCACAGCTTCATCCATAGGCATACTTGAATCACGGAACGGAATGCGGTCTAAATTGTTTAAGTCTGGCCCAATCTCAGCACCAACAGATTCAAGGAAGCGAACCGTTGCGCCGTGTATTCGCTTTATCTTGCCCTGTGATACACCATCATTACCGCCAGCCTCTAGTCGCAATGTCTCAAGTATTGATGTATATCCATAACCGATATGCACCTTCTCTGCGTCTCTATCTAGCGTAATTGTACCACCCGATACCACCTTGTCTGCGTGTGCCGAGCCATCTGCTAACACGGAAACTGTTTCCCCCTCTAAGTGGTTCAGGCCAGTAATCGTGCTGGTAGCAGAGCCATCATAAGTTAGGCCAGAATCAACAAAAAACGCATTCTCAATAACCGCATTAAATTGTAGTGGCTTTAAGTATTCAATGTGCCGCACAGTATCGCCATCAATAGTACGCTGAACCGCTACATATACTTGGTCTTCAGCGCCTGATGGAATAGCGGTAATGCTTTCCACAATACCAGAGCCGCCTAAAGAATGTGTGTGCCAGCCAATAGCAGCATTAGCCCGGTCATAAGTTAGACCAATAAGCCGTCCATCGGTATGAACAAACCAGAGTATTAGCTCAGGCTCTTGCTGCCAAACCATGTCAGTTAGACCACCGCGAGGAATGTGGTCAGCAAGGATAGTCAGGTCAACGCCAAGCAATCCGTCTGTGTCCAAATCAAAAGTAATCTCTTTGACCTTTTCTTGCCCCTTCTGAATAAGGATAGTAGAGTTGCCAGCACGAAGCGGTCTTACCTCGGATGAACCAAAGGTTGTTTCGCGCAACACGTTCACATTTGTTGGGGTAACTGGCTGTGCCCCTGTACCGCCTGACAATGTAAACTCTGAACTGGTTGTTAATATCTGCAAGAAACGTGCTGGTAAAAGATGCTTGATAACATTCACTCGGTCTGATGCAATCGTTACATTTACTGCCGCATCATCTTCTGTGCCGGGCTTGTGATTTTCAAAGTCTGCCGATACAGAGCCAAAGATAGTTTGTGGCTGACCTGTTGTGCCAGCAAAATATAGCCTTTGCTCATAAAAGCCTACCGCCCTTGGGTATCCGTTTATTAAACCAAACGCGCCCTCAGACCATGTTTTTACGCCAACGGATAAACCAGCGCTTCCACCACTAGAATATGTTGTGTATCCAGTAGAGTCTACTCCAGATAATTGGAATGTATTTGTAGTTGCGCCAGCAACCGTAAAAACTAAATTATTAACCTCGGTCATGCCAACAACATTGCGAATAATAATCTTTTGCCCATTAGTAAAACCATGAGACGATGCAGTTACTACCGCTGGATTAGCTTTTGTTATGCCAGTGATTGTTGCGGTTAAATCTGCAACGTGGTTATCTGAAACACGCTCAATAACTTCTACCGTAGCAATATAACCAGATGTGATGCCTGTTATTTTTACATAACCGCTTCCATTATGTTGATACTCCCACTTAGTAAAGCCTGTTGAGCTATCGTGATAAGACTCAGTACCCTCAAGATGCACTGGTGGAGTGCCTCCTGTTGTGCTTGTTGAGCCTGTTACATTCTTATAAACATTATCTTGATAATAAACCAAGTCATTATTAGCGTAAGTTTCGCCAGCGGCCCAAATCTCATGATTAATTTCTACTGGCTTTCTGAAACGAAATAATAAGCCTATGTGGTTAGCAGTAAAATAATCTGTGCTTGATGTCATAATCACACCAGTGCCGGGTGCTGCTGATGATAACTCCATCGTAGTATCTGTGATGTTTTCATCTAAATATGGGCCATCAACAAAATCCACATCGGCTAATGTAAAACTGCTAGCAGTTGTTCTTGTCAGTTTTGCAGGAGCGTGGTCTTTATGCGCCAAGTAAAGCACATCAGCAGACTGAGCATAGTTAATCTCAAATATATCTGTCACGCTGTAAGAAGTAGCTACTTCGACTATTTTGCCTACTGTGCCTCCTGATGTGTATGCTGTGTAAGCAGAACCATCAACGCCAGATAACTCAAAAGTATTTGTGGTCGCGCCAGCAACAGTAAACTCAAGATTATTTATCTCGGTCATGCCGCCAACACCGCTAATAAATACACGGTCGCCATTAGATAAGCCGTGGGCATTAGCCGTAATCACAACAGGATTAGCTGATGTCGCACCAGTAATGTTAGTTGTGGCTTCTGTCAGTATGCCACCGTCTTTGAAGAACCTAATATAGTTCGCACCAAACTCAAGCACATATGCTTGCTCGTCAGAATATTCAAAGTTCACCAAACGCACCTTACCACCATCTTTGCTTCTACCAGCAAAGTAAGTCCCTGGTCTGCGTGTTACGCCGCCAGACGGAAATACAAGCATATTGCTCAGGGTTTGAGCCGCCTCGTTGTATTTCTGTAAATCAATCCGGCCTTCTAAGCGCGGAGAGATTTCACCAGACTTAAAGTTGGTTACAATGGTTGATACTCGCGCCATCTTAGAACCTTATGTTAATAAAGTCGTCAGCAACAATTTTGTCAGGAACACCCTCGACCGCATCCATAGAGCGAGCCTCACGCATTCTCTCTTCATAAACAGCAAACATCTGCTGTGATACGCTGGTACTACCTGTAATTGCATAAGCCGTTTCTGCCGCTAACTTAGTAGCAATCGTGGAAGATAATAGGGAATCATATTGTTCAGTGTCGGTGATGCGTCCAATATAAACAATCCGGCAAGTACCTTCATCCGTAAGAACCTTACGCCCCTCAATCTTAAACATAGCCTGAGAGTCATACGCTGCAATCTCGCTATCAACATTTGATGTAAAAAGCGATAGCACACGCAAGCAGTATGGGTCTGTCGGTAAGGTAAATTGGTTGGTAAACCCAAAGGCAGGAGATTCGGAATCTTTGGCTAGTTCTTTTCGCGTCACCGCAATGTTCCAAGGATGCGCCCTAAGTACGGAATCGCGTACGGTTTCAAAGCGGCGATTACACAATCTTGCTTCTTTTGAGTTCTCTGTTAAAGCGGTAATCGTTGCCGCACCCAGCAAGTCCATCGCTTCATTACATATATCAACTACAGATGCCATTACGTTACTAGCCTTTCCAACTCTATCAAAGCACCTACGCTTAGATTGCTATCACCACCGTAAACTACATTGCCTTTTTCTTCTGCCTCGAATGCCAAAGCTAATAGTTTCTTCACAGGTAATAATACCACAGTTTCGTCATCAAGTATAAACGCCCAGAACTTTGCTTGTGTTGTCGCTATCCCTGACGGTTTATTCCTACAAAAAAACTCCACAAACACCCTCCCAGTTCGTGAAGCCATAAAATCTCGTTTCACCTCTATGGTCTTTGACTGAAGTAAATCCCCCAGCCACTCTTCGTGTAATTGACCAACCTTTAAGTCCCACTTAAAATCACTATTGTACTCCATGCCCTCCTACCCTCACGGAAAGAAAGGGGCGGCGAACCGCCCCCTCCAATGTTAGTTTACGACATACTCAATGATGAATGCCATATCACCAGCAGAACCACCAGTAGCACTGAAGGTAGCAGCGATGTAGTAAACATCATTCGGGTCTGAAGACTGACCAGCCAGTTCCCAAACCTGTTGACCAGTCGTGTTGAGGTCAGCCACTTCGTAACGGAGTTCCGCTACGCCAGCAGCATCGGCAACGTCAGTAGCCAAAGCGTCTTCATCCACAACAACGCCTTCATTTGTGTAGAAGCCTACGTTGTATGTGCAAGTGCCGCCAAGGTTATCTGAGCCAACACGGACTGAAACAAGAGTTGCGTTGGTTGGGATTGGTGCGAGCATAACGATGTCATCGTCAGTGCTGTCACCAGCCGCCAGTGCAACATTGCCCTGAGCGATGCGTACAACGCCGCCCAGTTCGCTTGCAGGGTTAGCAACCTGAGGAAGAGCCTCAAGATTTGCCACTAAGTCTGAATTTTTAGTAGTCATTCTCTAATCTCCTTCTCTACTCTGCGCCATCTAGGTCATCTTCATCACACTTGATGCGAACAACCATGTTTTCTTGCATACGAGTAGCACCGATGTCCATGCTGTAGTACACCTGAGTTGCGTAACCTTTGTCGGCACGTTCATCAATGCGAGCAGAAACATCTTGACCAACACCAAGAGCCATACCTTCTTCAGCCCAAGCAAAGCAAGTGCGGACGTTATTAGCGTCTACAGACAAGCGGTTGGACATGATGAAGTTGAAGCCCATGAACTGGTTGATTTCACCCTGTACCAGTGCCTTAACGGTGTTGAAGTCCGCTGAGGTCACGCTTGTATCTGCAAGCAGAGCGTGAATCTGGCTTGGCCCCATTACGATGTAACGAGGAATAGATGGGTCAACATCAGCTTCGTCAAGCAGCTTCTTTGCTTCACGCAGCTTTGTCAGGTT